CAAAACCTGGTAACAAAACTTCTAAGGTAAAAATCTTTTTACATAAAAACACCCCGAAACGCGTCAGTCGGAGGCCGATTTCTGCTATATCTCAAGCACGAACTTATAAACAGAAGACGACGAGGAGTGGACGCCCGTCGAACAGAAGTTTTTATTCTTAGCGGCTCGCGTACCCTGTCGTCCACATTAGGGGTGCGCGGGTCGCTTTCCTTTTGGAGTGGACATGGAAGTCACTTGGAACATTCCCAAACAGCTCCTGGACACCGAAGTGGACGCGACGATAGTCGACATGGAGGTAAACTCGAAGGGGCTCAACATAGAGGTCGAGGCAAATCTCAAAGAACTCGGGGTGACCAACGAGCCGAAGGCTCTCCGTGTATGGAGCCGCGCTTATTTTGGTTCGCCCGGGCACAAGGCAATTCTTATGCTCCTTGAGCAGGGACTCGGGGTAAAACTATCTGCAAGCGAAAAGAACACCGAAAAGGCACGGTATGAATACCGCAAAGCGATTGGGAATGTGGTCAAGGTGAAACTCATGCAGAGCGAGAGCAAGTCAAAAACGCAATACTGCGTAGTTACCTCGTTCAACCGCGACACACAGTTCTTCGCGAATGTGGATGGGTTGTTGGCGGAGCTGAAATCTACCAAGGCAAAGCTGGAAACACTCAAAAACGGTCTAAAAAGCCTGGGGTTTACATTTAACGGCGACCGTTTGATGTTTGGGAGTGACGAATTGGTCGATTTCCGTTTTCCCGGCACCAAAAACATTCCCATCGTCTCAGCAACTCGCAAAATCCAATATTAAAATGCTGACCCACAAGCAGCCATACCTCCTCAACATGGAACGGTCGTGCAAGGAATACTCCCTGCTCGACTTTTCCGGCATGGGCTACTTCTTCAGGAGCAGGGCGATCCCGAAGCAGGACGACGGCGCGGCGAGGATAGCCATAGCCATCTTCCACGGCATCCTCCTCAACGCATCGAACATCGTGGGCATGGCCCCCGGGATTGACACCGACGCGCTGTGGAGGGACGCCCTGGTGGCCATGGAGCACGGACTGTCCGCGGGACAGCCGGAGGAAGGCAGGCTCCCGAACTTCATCGGGAGGAGGGACGACGCGTGGCGCGAGAGATACCTGTGGACTCCGTGGAAGCTGCACGTCCTGGGCGTGGAAGGGGTCCAGGGAGTGCCGGAAGGGATTGCCCCTTCCTTCGACACCAGGGAGCCGATTGTGTGTTCCCCGTCCCGGAACGTCCGGGAATTTGACTTCGCCACCGAGTGCAGGACGCATGCACACGACATGGTGGACGATTACAGGGCGGACCCGTCGATAGGTTCGCTCACTTGCAGGGAACTCGCGGAGAGATACGGATGCAACCTCCGCTACCCGATGCAGTTCAAGAACTGGCTCAAACTTCAAAAGTAAAATCTTCTTTACAATAGACCCGTGTATGACCCGTTTGGGTCTACTTTTTGCTATATTTCAATCAAGCAATCAAACGGCTGCAATCAAATCTATAAACAATAGAAAACTACTTCAAGGAGAGAAAATGATTTTAATTCGCGAAAAGATTGTTGGCGACGCAGTGATCGGGACACTCTATCACGGCCCGGGATATAGATACCGCACGCTCGAAAACCGCAAGACGCTAATCCCCGTCGGCGAACACAAAATTGAAGTGAACATGCCCCCGAAGTTCAAGCGCCTGCTCCCGTTGATCTATTCCGATGACATCCCGGCCTCCCGCGGCATTCGCATCCACGACGGGGCAAAGGCATCAGACAGTGCCGGCTGCGTGCTTGTTGGACGGAAGGTCGAAGGCGACCACCTTTGCGATTGCAAGAACTGCGACAGGGTTATTGCGGAGTTCGCGCTAAAGGTCGAGAGCGACAGCAAGCTGATCATCGCCTCAGCCATCAAGCAATAATTTTTTCTTCCTCCTTTATCACAGGTGACGAATTTCTTTAATCCAAGGAACTAAAAATGAACAACGAAGAACTCATAGCGAAAATCGCCGACATGGCACCTGGCCTCATCAAGGAAGCCGAGGAAAGCGGCTTCGAGGTCGTCCGCAAGGTGGACCCGGAAGTATCAAAGGAAATTATCAAGTTCCTCCTCAAGACGCCATCGACACTCAAGGACATCCTGCACGACGTCACGTTCGCCGCGCTCAGACATCTCGAGGCCATGGGCGAGGTACGCCCCAGGCTCTACGTGCGCGAAAACGACGTAAAGCTCGAATGGCTCGCGGAAGATAACTGCGGAGACTCCGGTCCGCTCGCACCATACATGGAAGACCCGGACCCGGACTACACCCTCCCTGAAGCATGGTTCCGTGTCCTTGTCAATTCCCTCGGCTGCTGCGCCGCGAACCGCAATGACGAGTTCAACGACGAGATAGTCGACGACGGCGAGGAACCCGGCGACAATTAAGTTTCTTTAACCCAAGGAGAAAACATGAGCGAACAACTCTACACGACAAACGACCTGATCACGGCGACCGGCCGTCCCCAGGTCACCCTCAACACGGCATGCCAGCGCGGGCACGTCGGCACGATGTGCGGCAAGTACCGTGTCTTCACGGACTACGAGTTCAAGGAACTGTGCCGTCTCGACCGCATGGCCAAGGAACAGAAGATGGACTACACCCCGCTCGTTGTCGGCTGCTTCGCGAACCGCAAGGCGCCGTTCCCGTTCTCGACGATCGACCAGGTGGCTACCTTCAACGGCATCAGCCGCAACATCGTCGCGAACTGGGTCAACAAGGGCCTCGTGCAGGCCGTAAGGGCCGGCACCGTCTTCCTGCTCGACCAGGAGAACCAGGCGAAGACAAAGCGCCTCGCGGACGAGACGAAAGCAAGGTTCAACGCCCATCACAAGCCGGCAGCCGAAACCATCGCCATCGACCCGTCCATGCTGAAGTTCAGCATTACCCGCGAAGGCGCCAAGAAACTTCTGGAATATCTCAAGCAGCAGCTCGGAGAAAACTAACATGTTCTTTACGAAAAGCGAAATCCCCGTCAAACGCACCTTCTTCCGCAAGCAGATTATTGTCCCCGACAACGAGACAATCAACCGCTACATCAAGTTCCATGTCAAGCAGCTGGAACACCGGGCCAGGGAGCTCGGGTGGAACACAAAGAAAATCGACGGCGTGAAGGAGGCAATCCAGCTCGGCCTCTTCTCCCGCATCAAGCGCTGGTTCGGCACCCACTTCGCCACGAAGTGCAATAGCATCGGCGCAACCGTCGCGATTTCCGAGTTCGACGAGAGCCCGTCGTTCTTCGTCGGAGAGGAGGGCGAGGAGTGCGCCGAGTTCCGCGAGATGTGCAAGGAACAGCGCAACGAGGAAATCGCCCGCACCCTCGAAGGTCTCGGCATGAAGAAGATCGAGAAGGCCGAAGTCAAGGTGGAGACGCCCGCGGGCAACTTCGTCGGGGAAATCGACTTTGCCACGGCGAAGAAGCTCCAGGACCGCCTCGGGTACGGCTGCGAGGTCTGGTGGAAGGAGGTCAATCCGTGAAGACCTTGAAGGAAATTCTCGTAGTCTTCGGCTTCGCCTTCCTCGGCTGTTCCGTGCTCTGTGCCGTCATGAACCTCCTCCAGGACATCGGCATGCCGACTGTGGGCTTCGCCTACGTCGGCCTCTCGATGATCGTGTGCTTCCTCGTCATGGAAGTGGCCGAGCTGCGCTCAAACGAGGAAGTGTGGGACGTGTTCAAGAAGTGCATACGTTCCGACGTCTCCGCAATCAACGCGAAGATTTCGGACCTCCTCATGCCGGGCGGGGCGAAGGAGGCACGGCACGAAATGCTCAAGCAGTGGATCCTCGCACATTACAGCGACGCCGTCGGCAAGGCACGGATCGACTTCACCCAGGCGTTCACGGCCAGCTTCACCTACAAATACCAGGGCGTCTGGAAGATGAACACCGTGCAGATACCGGCGGGGAACCTGGCGAACGACCTCTTCGAGAGCGTCCTCGGGCCCTACGCGGACATGATGGCGTCTATCGTGATGGAAGGAAGGGACTGGGACCTCTTCGACTTCGACGACGCATCGGCCTTCTTCGAAGAGTACCACGACCCGATGGAGAACTTCGTCAGCGTCAGGAACGCTTAGTAATTAACGGAGATACAAATGGAATCAAAACAGGAAAAAGACAGGAAAATCGGTGAGCTCACGTCCAGGGTTGCATACTTGGAGTATTCCAGGCAAAATGACCTGCTCCACATGCGCAACACGGACCGGCGTCTGAACCGCGTGGAACGCAGCCTCGACAGCGCGAACCTGCTCCTCCCGGCGAAGGCGGACGAGAGGCTGGAACAGCCGAAAATCGCCAAACCCGACGAACAGGAACTGGCCGCGCTCGACGGCCTCTTCCCCGACGAAACCTCGCTCGTGGTCGACGACTGCGGCGTAAGCAGGAGGACAGTGTAATGAAAGATTTACGTATGGTCTGTGTAAGAATCCCGAAGGAATACGCCTCCAAGCTGCTCTATTTAAAGTGCCGGCCCGGAGGCATCCAGGGCTTCTTTACGAAATGCCTTGAGGACCTTCCGCTGCCCGAGGACGCGCAGGCTGCGCTGGACCGGGTCTGTAAGCGGGGTTAGGCTCTTTATGTAGCACCTTGCGGTGGCCCGCCTGGTCGTTGACTAGATATGCGAACTCCTTCGGGGGTTCGTTTTTCAGTTTCGCATACTCGTACTTCCAGTCGCGCCCGCCGTGGCAGACGACCCTGTACTTCGCCGTGCGCATCAGCTTTACCATGTTCTCGAAGCCCGGTATCTCGTCGGGGGCCGGGATTGCCCGTAGCTTGAAGAGCATCTCCTCGACGGCATTCGGTTCGGGCTTGATGTTGAACTCCATGCAGCTCTCGATGTAGTCCATGATGTCGCCGGTAGGATCGACCCTGTCGTCGTAATTGTAGCTCGGCTTGTAGTTGAGGCGGGTCCCGGCGGGAATTGCGTCCTGGAGAGTGAGTCCCTCGGCGTCGCGGATCGGCGTCTCGAGCGAGGACGTGTTCAGCTGCTGGAACCCGTACTTTTCCGTGAACTGGTGACAGACGTTGCTCCATGCGCTCCATACGCACCCGAAGGCGAGGTTCCACAGGGTGAGGTCCGGGTGTTCCTCCCTCCATCCGCCGTCAATCTTCTCGACCATGTTCGGGTACGCGCGGACGAGTATCTCGTGGTCGATGTCCTGGAAGGTCATCCCCGGCATGTTCTTGTACTGCCGGATCTTTTTCTGCCCGAAATACTTGGAGGCCGCGATGAGCGCGTCCCAGACGTTGTCGTTCAGGCTCCTGGCGTTGTCGTACTGCCACTTCTTCGTTGTCATCTTTCTCTCTCCGTGTATGTTCCAAAACAACAAATTTCTTCGCTAAAATCCAAACAGGATGCACGGTTTCCCGCACATCCCGCCTTCGGAGTTCAATTTATGACCGGAGGCTGGAGAGGCCTCCACCCATGATAATAGGCTACCTACGGCCTTCCCCAGTCCTGCGGGTCGAAGAGGCAGTACCCCGCGAAGAGGTAGGCGGCTATCCACCAGATGGTAATCATAGCTCCTGGAAGCCCTCCGGGACACGCCATTCATACGGGATCTGCGCGAGCTCCGCCGCACCCGTCACGGTGTCCTCGCCGCACTGGCAGAAGGCGCCCCGGTAGTATGTCGGCGGGACGGCCTGCGTTGACGCCTGGGTGTAGAGCGCGAGGGCTCCCCCTTCCACGTTCGTGCACATGAAGAACATCGTCCTCATGTCGATGCAGGATGCCGTAGAGTAGAGCGGGACGTGCTTGAGGGACGTGCACACATAGAACATGTCGACCATGTTCTCGGCCGCGGAAGTGTCGAGTTCCGGCGCCTCCCGGATTGCCGTGTTGGCGAACATGGCCGCCATGTCCGTGACGCGGGACGTGTCCAGGACGGGGCAGTGCTCGAAGGACGTGGCGCCGTCGAACATGTTCCTGGTCGAGGTGAGCGAGGGCGTCATGAACTCCGGGATGGTGCGCAGGGAGGTGGCGTGCGTGAACATGCCGTTCATGTTCGTCACGGAACTCGCGTCAAAATACGCAATATCCTGCAGGTTTTCGCAGTAGCCGAACATCACGCGCATGTTCGTCACCCCGGCCATGTTGGCGCCAAGGACGGCCAGCAGGTCGTCCTCGTCCCAGAACATGCTGGACCAGTCCGGGTCCGCGAAAGTCACGTCCCACACGTTCGGGTTCACCGTCACGCGGGAGACCGTGGCGCCCTTCTGCTGCGGAGCCATCGGGGTCGTGCCGAGGGCGTACTGGACGCGCATGGTGAAGGCGGGAAGGTCCAGCGGGTTCGGGTTGGGGATGGGGATGGTCTTGAGCCAGGACCCGGAACCCGTGGAAAGTACAACTCCTCCGAAAGTAATCATATCTTCTCCTTACTTCCAGCCGGAAGGGATCTGTGCGAGTTCGGCTGCGCCGGTGGTGGTGAAGTCGCCGCAGCGGTAGAATGTCTTCGAATGGCTGGCCGGTCTCGTAAGCGGGCTCGCATCCATCTGCTGGTAGAGGGCGAGCGCACCGGTTTCCACGCGCCTGCAGTTGTAGAACGCGTTGCTTACGTTCGAGAGACTGGACGTGTCGAAGAGTGGGATTGCTACCAGATGGTCGCACCCGTACATCATCGAGTTCATGTTCTGGACCAGTGAAGTGTCGAAGAGCGGGACGGTCGCAATGGACGTGCATCCATAGAACATCCCGCTCATGTCCGTCGCCGAGGAGGTCGTAAATGCAGGGACACCCGGAAGCGATGTGCACCCGTCGAACATGGAGCCAAGGTTCGTGCCGGCCGACGTATCGAGGAGAGGAACCGTCGTGAGCGACGTGCAGCCCTGGAACATTGCATGGAAGTTCGTCACGATTCCCGTATCGAAGAGCGGGATGGAGACGAGCGACGTGCAGTTGCGGAACATTGCCGAGCAGTTCGTAACGTCGGCAAGGTCGAGCACGGGCACATCCACAAGCGATGCGCACCCGAGGAACATATCCTGGATTAGATGGGCGCCGGAAGTGTCGAGCGAAATGACCGTAGCCAGTTCCCGTTGCAGCGTGAACAGGTCCGTCATCATGGTAACATCCGGCGTATTCGACCCGATGACCTGCCCCACGAGACCGGTCGTATCGGATGATGTTCTGCGAGCCAACAGACTGCTCCAGTTGGGGTGAACATACGTTACGTCATAGATGTCCATGTCGTCGAACAGCCTCGTTACAGTAACATCTGTATAGAGGACACCGTCGATGGTGCCATGTGGTCTCGGTTCAGGTACGTCGCCAGGGTTCGCCATCTGCACGCGGATTGTCCATGGCGGGATCGCCGGGTAATACCGCGGCGGGCGGAGTGCATATCCACCCACGCACGGTGTTGAATTTTGATACACACACATATCCGCCATTACTTCTTCTCCTCCTTCATCTCCTTCAAGGTGTCGAGAATTTGGTCCATCTTCGTGCCGAGCTTGACGATTTCGACATTCAGGACCCCGGCGACCTTCGACTGTTCCGTCACCTTGGCATCGAGAAGCGTCTGCTGCTCCTTCAGCCGGTTGATTTCCCATTCGGCCTTCTGCAGGCTCTCCCGGAGGATGCGCTCGTTCTCGTCGCGCTCCTTCTGGACCCGCTCGCGGTCGGCCACGATTTCTGCGATTTGGTTCTTGCGTTTCTCGTTCTCGGTCTTCTGCTTGACAAGAAGCGTCACCGCCCCCGCGAGGGTGGTGAGTGCGCCGAGGCATGCGATGATTGCTACTGTCAACTGTGCGTCCATGTATCCCTCCTAGTTCGTGGACCCTACCTTGCCAACTTCGATTGCAACGAACGAGACCTTGACGGTGCCGTTGTCGTTCCAGATTGCGATCTTGCAGTCGCTCGTCGCCCCGATCTGCGCGACGCCGTTGTAGATGATGGCCTTGTGGGTCGTCGGATTGAACGGCGTGGACGCAGTACCGCCGAACCTCATGGACGGCGTGTAGTATGCGCTTTCGCCGATGTAGGCTGCGGCGTTCGTGGTTACGGAGTTGTCCGTGCCGATGACCGTCTCCGTGCCGATGAAGGTGATTGTCGTGGACAGGCCGGACGCGGTGTAGATAAGCGCCAGCTCGTATGTTCCGTTCGTGTTGTAGCGGCACCCCAGGCGGAAGGCGCCTGCAAAGTCCGCGCCCTGCAAGGCGGTGAAGCTGTTGGACATTGCCGTCGGGGCGTCGTAGAGGCCGCCCGGGAGGTTCGTCTGGATGGCGTTGTTCTGGTTGACGTGGAGGTTACGACCGACAGTGTAATCCCACGCCACAGTGTTGCCGCCAGCCGCAGGCGTCACGGTAATGCCGTTGCCCCCAGTGAGGTTCGCCGCGATGGTGACGATGCTCGCGCCCGGGGTGATGCTGATGCCGTTGCCGGCCACGAGGTCCTTCATCTGCGGGACTTCGCCCGGAGCCGGGCTCCATGTAGGAACGGTGTTGCCGTTCGCCATGGTGAGCACCATGTCCTCGGACGGCGCGGAAACCACCGGGGGAACGACGAAGCCGAGGTCCACGTCGCCCGTGCCCGCCGCGTTCTCCATGCGCACCTCGTGCGTGTCCTGGTGGATGGTGAGGTGGTCGGAGGTGTACGTGTTGGTGCCGCCCTGGGTGGTCTGTTCCCACTTGAGGAGCGGGATGTCCGGCTTGTTCTTGATGTAGTCAACAGCGCTGCTGTCGCTTTCGTTCCAGTCCGCCTGTTCCTGCGGGGCCGCTGTCGCCGAGATGGTATTGCCCACGATGGAGATGTTGGACCCTGCTGTAAGGGTGTCCTGCTTGCCGGCGAGGCCGGAGGTGACTTCGGACTTTGTAGCATAGACGCTGAGGTCCGGCTTGTTCTTGATGTAGTCAACAGCGCTGCTGTCGCTTTCGTTCCAGTCGGCCTGTTCCTGCGGGGCAGCCGATGCGGAAATCGTCACCTGGGAGGCGCTTTCAGTAATCGAGATGTTCGTGCCCGCGACGAGCGGCTTCGATGCCGGCTTGTTCTTGATGAAGTCGTCCGCAGAAGTGTCGGTCTGTGCCCAGTCGGACTGTACGTTGGCCTCCGCGCCGCTCTCGATGCCCGTGAGCTTCGTCTTGTCGGCGTCCGTGAAGTTGTTGTCCGTGTGGGTGTAGTCCGCATCCTGGACCAAATTCTGGGGCTTATTTTTAATGTAGTCAACCTGGGTGTTGTCGGTCTGCGCCCAGTCGGCCTGTTCCTGCGGGGCTGCCGTGGCCGAAATCACGTTGTTGACGATGCTGATGTTGGAACCCGCGGTGAGGACATCCTGCTTCCCGGCGAGGTCGGCAGCGACTTCGGTCTTCGTCGCGTAGACGGAGAGGTCCGGCTTGTTCTTGATGTAGTCGTCCTGGGTGTTGTCGTTCTGGTTCCAGTCGGACTGCACGTTCGCTTCCGCACCGCTCTCGATGCCGGACAGCTTGTTCTTGTCGCCGTCGGTGAAGTTGTTGTCGGTGTGGTGGTAGTCCGCGTCCTGGACGAGGTTGGCCGGCTTGTGGAGGATGTAGGCGTCCGAGGAAGTGTCCGTCTCCGTCCAGTCCGCCTGCACGTTGGCCTCGGCACCGGCTTCGATGCCGCCGAGCTTGCTCTTGTCGGCGTTCGTGTAGTTGTTGTCGGTGTGGACGTAGTTCGGGTCCTGGACGAGATTTGCCGGCTTGTTCTTGATGTAGTCGACGGCGGAAGTGTCCGTCTGTGCCCAGTCCGCCTGGACCTGCGGGTCGGCGGTCGCGCTGATTACGTTGTTCGCGTCGATGACGATGTTGTTGCCGGCGGTCAGCTTGTCCTGCTTGCCCTGGAGACGCCCGTCGAGTTCCGTGCGGGTGGCGAAGATGCTCAAGTCCGGCTTATTCCAGATATATGAGTCGAGGGTCTCGTCAACGGTGTTCCAGTCGGACTGCACGTTGACCTCGGCCCCGTAAGCGATGCCGTCGAGCTTCGTCTTGTCCTGCGGGGACATGAAGCCTGCGGTGTCCTGGGTCGCGTTGTAGATGTAGTTGCACTCCGCCCCGATTTCGCCGTTCGCATTCTGGTAGAGACGGCGGAGAACGGCGTTCGCGGCGAACGTCATGTTGATGGGCGACTGCTTGACCTTGTAGTGGTCGTCGAAAAGGACTGCCACCTCGTCGGCGCTGATCGCGTCGATGTTGCGGCGGGCGACGGTGCGCTCTTCCGGCGTGGTCTCCCCGCGCTGGTCGAGGTTGTACAGTACGCGATTTACTCCTGGCATTTTGTTGCCTCCTCTTTAAAACTTGGCTATTTGCGTCCGGCGATGTAGGCACCGCCCGCGGTTACCGGGATGACCGTCCCGTTGTGGATGAGCGCCATCGAGGGCACCGGCGGCGTGTCCGGTTCGGCCTGGATGATGTATGCGAGCGCGAGATACGGCATCATGTTGTTGTGGGCCGCGCCCTGGCCTGCGTTCTCCGTGTCGAAGGCGGGGCAGTCGGCAACGCCACCTGACATGGTGCAGGCCGTTGCCGGGTGATCGGAAACGCCGAAATTGGTCGCCCTGGACATGGCCGCGTTTGTCGTGGTGCTTAATCTCGCGGAACCACTGGAATGTACGGCCTTGGTGGAAGTCCTGTTGAGCTTTGCGTAAGTGAACGCCGGCTGTGTAACCGAGTGCGCCATCTCGGGTGTCGAGAAGGCGATGTTGTCGTCGTGGCCATGCGCAGGGACGATGTGTTCATGCGAGGCACATTCGGTTTCCGAGAGGACAACGGTCTCGGAACCACCGGTCGTACCCAGTGCATGGGCCTGTGATGTACCAATGATGCACCGGTTTGAAAGGTCCGGGACGGCAAACGTGGAAATGCCGTCGCCCCCGTATTGGTTCCCGAGAATGTCAAACAGTTCGGGGTACGCGCCGATGGAATACGTCGTCCCGTCGCATACCAGAAACCTCTCCGGTACGGTCGTCCCGCTGAACAGAATGATTGACCCTACTTGCATGAGGACCCCTATACCGAGATGATGTAGTTGAAGGCCATGTACGGCTGCATGTTGTTATGCGCAACGCCGGAACCGGTCGTCCCGGTGTCGAAAGCCTGGCAGTCGGAAACCGCGCCGGTCTTCGTACAGTTGGCCGCAGCATGGTTGCCGACAGCCGCGTTGGTTGACCTGGTGGCCGCGGTATTTGCCGTCCCGTTGTAGTTGGCCGTTCCAGAGTACGGGTCTGCAGACATCTTTGTGGAGCTGCCCGGCTTCGCATAGTTGAAGGCCGGCTGGGTAATCGTGTGCGTCAACGTCGGCGTAGTCGCGACGATGTCGTTGCCGTGGCCGTGCTGCGGGACTTCGTGGTGGTGTACGGGAAGTTCCGCTTCGAGAAGCGCATGGCTTTCCTCCCCGCCAGTGGTGCCGAGCGCATGGGTGCCGGAAACGCCGATGACCACCCTTCCCATCAAGTCCGGGAGGTTGAAAGTCGTCGATCCGTCGCCCGCCCCGTAGGTAGTGCCGATTACTGCGAAGAGGCTGGCATACGTGCTGCGGGACACTGCGGACCCGTCGCACATGAGGTAGCCCTCCGGTGCGGTGGATCCTGCATAAGGCAAAATGATTCCTGCTGGTTCGCTCATTGAAGCTCCTTAGTTCGATGCGATGCGGTTGATGCCGACGACCTTGACAACTTTTCCATATCCCCAATACTGGCCGGCATAGGCTCCGATGAATGTGGTCTTGAAGCCGCACTGATATGTGAGGGTGGTGTTTGTTGCACAGTGTAGGTAATAGCCGAGATACGCTGATGAGTTCGGACCCTCATCCACAATGCACTTCTTTTGTGGCGCAGTTGCGGTGATTTCAGCATAACCGGCAAAAACATCACCATCCAGGTAAATCCCGATGCGTTCAAAGTTTGCGATGCTTTCGGACAACGTAATAGTTGCATTCAGGTTAGAACCGTCCGTGGGAACGACCATAGTATCTTCCCACAGCACGGTTTCATCCACCCCCAGCGCCTGCTTCAACGCAAGAAGCTGCGCAGCAGACAAGTTCGTCGGGAGGTCCCCGATAGCGTCCGCAATACCCGAAGCAACGGCGGTACCGCTCTGTGCGTTTGCGGAAGACGCATTGTAGGTCTGGTCCACGGTCGGAGGGGTTGCCGTGTTCGTGATTGTGATGGTGCTCTGGTTCTCGGTAATCGAGATGCCCGTGCCTGCCGCCAGTGTCTTCGGGACCGGCTTATTCAAAATTTCCGCTGCACCCGAGACCGCATCCCAGTCCGCGTTCGTCTGGGTAACTAGGGACTCGAGCTCGCCGTTGGCATTGGTTCCGATTGTGGAACCGTCCACCTTTGCGGAGACGGTGTTGTTCGTGATGTCGATGCCGCTGCCTGCGCTAATCGGAGCCTGTGCGTTGGCCCACCCGGGCACGCCCTGGGCATCGACAGTCAGCACCTTGTCGGCGTCGCTGGAAGTGGATGCAGGGACGGCGTTCACGCCTGCGATTGCGGAAGCCACGGCCACACCGGACTGCGCGTTCGTAGAGGCCGCGGAGTAAGTCTGGTCCACCGTCGGAGTTCCGCTCAAATCACTGTAGGCACCCGTCGTTGCAACCGCAGACAGGTCACCAGGCTGCACCGCAGTTGCACCCGCAGCTGCACCAGAACGGATTGTGCTCAAATCACTAATCGTGTCCTGCTTCCCGGAAATTGCGCTTGCCACTGCCACGCCGCTTTGTGCGTTGGCGGAGGACGCATCGTAGGTCTGGTCCACAACAGGGATGGTCGGGGTTCCCGAGAGGTCACTGTAGGCGCCCGTGCTCGCAACCGTAGCCAAATCACCAGGCTGCACCGCGGTGGCACCCGCAGCCGCACCGGAACGGATCGTGGACAAATCCGAAATGGCGTCCTGCTTCGCGTTCCAGGTGGCCTTGTCGGAAGTCGTTACGTGGATGTCCCCGTTAGCTACGTGTGCGTCGTAGATGGCGACCTTCGCGGCGTCGATGCCGGAGTCGATTGCCGCCATTTCAGCGGCCGTGAACGAGCTGTTGTTGAGCGTGTATTCGTAGTGCCAGTCCGTCCCGTTGAACTTGAAGCGCTTGACCATGTCGTCGACGGAAGTGGTCTGCGGGTTCTGGATTTCCACGTAGACGTAGTCGTTGTTGGTCGGCGTGGAACCGGCAGGCCATGTGTGGCCATCCAATGCCGTCTCGATCTGCGAGTCCGTGGCCGGGTAGGTAAGGCCCAAATCCGTCAGCGTGAAGTTGCCGCGGAAGGTGGCGGTGTTCGTGGCCACGGAAGAATTGATGAAGTTGGCGGCTGCCGCGCTCGAAGGGAAGTCCGTAGTGGACGTCGGGTCGAGCGTCTGTGCCTTGTTGACCGCGTCTTCCTTCAGGGCGAGCGCGGTGTTCATCGTCGCAGGCTGTACGGCGGTTGCACCGGCTGCAGCACCGCTGCGGATTGTAGAAAGGTCGGAAATGACGTCCTGCTTCCCGGCAAGGGCCGTGTTCATGTCTGCAGGCTGGACAGCCGTGGCACCTGCGGAGGCGCCTGCACGAATGTCGCTAAGGTCGGAAATCACGTCCTGCTTGCCGGCGAGTGCGGAAGTCATATCCGCAGGCTGGACGGCGGTAGCGCCCGCCGCGGCTCCGCTGCGGATGTCGCTCAAATCTGCAATAGTGTCCTGCTTCCCTGCAAGGGCCGTGTTCATGGTCGATGGCTGCACGGCAGTAGCACCGGCTGCGGCACCCGAACGGATAGTCGCCAGGTCGGAAATCGTGTCCTGCTTGCCTGCGAGGGCAGTGTTCATCGTTGCCGGCTGCACCGCGGTAGCACCTGCGGAGGCACCGCTGCGGATGGTAGACAGGTCCGAAATAACATCCTGCTTCCCGGCAAGCGCGGTCTCCACGTCGGAGGCCACCGCATACGGGGCAAGGTCGGCAGGCTGCACGGAAGTGGCGCCCTTGGCCGCTCCCGAACGGATTGTCGAGAGATCCGAAATCACGTCCTGCTTACCCGCGAGTGCGGAGGTCATTTCCGAAGGCTGCACCGCGGTCGCACCGGCGGCTGCGCCGGAACGGATAGTGGCCAGGTCGGAAATCGTGTCCTGCTTCTGCGCGAGGCCGTAGGTGACCTCGGAGTGGGTAGCATAGACGCCCAGGTCGGGCTTGTTCAAAATTCTGGTCACGCCCTCGGTTGCCGCCCAGTCGGCGGGCTGCTGCGGTTCGGCGGTGGCTGAGATGGTGTTCCCCACGATGGAGATGTTGGAACCGGCTTCGAGCTTTTCCTGGACCACGGTCGGGTCGATGGCGATTACGCCCGCCTGGATGTCGATGCCGTTGCCCGCACGGTATTCGCCGCCTTCGCCGTACCTGCGCGCGATTGCGTGGACGGAGAAGTTCTCCACGGTGGCGGACATGCCTGTCGGGAGGCCGGAAATCGTCACAGGGATGGACGTGCCGTCGTTTCTCACCTCGTAGTCGGCGGAGACGTCGAGGAACTCGGTATGGGCGAAGGAGAGGTCGAAGCAGACCTTCTCCACGGTGTCCATGCAGCGGAACTGGATGTCGGCTTCCGCGTTCTGCTGGCTGCTCCAGACGAGCCTCACGGTCGCCTCGAAGTGGATGAACTGCCTGTTGCTGATTACGGTCCCGTCGCTCACGGCGAGCTTCGTGCCGGAGTGGGAAGTGGGTGCGGAGAAACGGAAGGCGCCGTCTGTGGTCCTTTCGCCGGACGCGGTCACGAGGACTTCCGGGGAACCCTTGTCCGCGGAGAGGTCGAATGTCGTCCTGCCGCCGTCAACGGACTTGTCGATTGCGACGCTGCCGTCGGTGGAGACGAGGTCGTACTGGGAACCGAGGGAGCTGCCCCCGCCACCGCCGCTCGGGACCATGTTGGTTACAGTGTAGATGAGGCTGTCGTACCGGTCATAGACTTCGAGACGGTATGTCTTCTTGGAGTCGACGAAGAGGCCGAGGGCGCGTCCGTTGTTGTCCAGGACGGCCGGCTGGGCCAGCTGGGTCCCGTTCTCGTCGAAGATGTCGGCGAGGTCGTCGGTCCCGTTCAGGTATACCCGGAGGAGGCCCCCTACGTTGAGGGCCCCGTTCTTGAGTTCGAACTGGTTGGTCGCCGGGAAAAGTCGGAGATAAGTAGTTGCCATCGCTAAACCTCTTTTCACCCCTGAAAATAGGCCCAGCGGCGCCCCTTACACTCCCGGCTCTATCGGGTTGACGCCGAAGAACTGGGCGCTCTCGCCCCACGAACCGATGAGGCAGTTGAACATGTCGTTCGGGTAGGACTTGTCGTATGCGCACAGCGGGAGGTAGCCCGTCGTCGGGAAGTCCGCGCACCCGCCGCCCTGCTGGTTGGACGTGAACAGCGCCTTGGCACGGTACGGGGTGCACACGGAGAGGTTGCTCACCGAGTACACGTTGTTCTGCACCGTCGGGTCCGGGAGTTCCGCACGGCTCTCGTTCGCCACCGCGGGCAGCACGAAGACGCTGTAAGGCGTCTGCCCGTTCTCGAACATCAGTCCCGCGGAAGTGCCCGTGGTGGACCACTGCCGCGCGATTACGAGGGCGCCCGGGAGGTCCGGGTTCGTCGGACCGGCATACGCCCTCGGGCAGTTGCCGTAGTTGTCCTTGTACTCGTAGCGGATCGGGAAGTAGTTGGAGTTCCTCTGCGTCGGGTCCATGAGGGCGTAGCTCGTCATGCCGCGGATGAAGCGGTTGGACATGTTCTCGCCGGACCAGAACGGGCAGCTGATGCCCGGTACGGTCGTGTTGAACACGTTGTTGCAGATTGCGAGACCCTCGACGAGGCACTCGTAGACTTCCGTGATGTGGTCGGAAATGCCCGTGTGCGCCCCGATGTGGATGCTGGAAGAGCCGTTGAAGCGGTTGCCCCTGAACTCCATGCTGAACTTCCAGCTCATGGCGCTCCCCTCGTACCATGCGACCGGGTGCACGTAGATGGTCGTGTCCGCGATGTTGCAGTCGAGGAACACCGGGGAGTAGTTCGCGATGGAGCCTCCCGTCACGGCGCAGCGCCACATCACGACCTGCTTCTGCGTGGAGAAGTCGTCCACGGCCCGCCCGATGCGGTGGCCGTTGAGGTTGACCGCCGTCCCGCTCCAGTTCACCGTAGTGTAGCTGGTGTCGATGTCGCAGCCGAGCGCGATTGTGGAGCTGTCGTCGTTCCACACGCCGCACTGGCAGCCAATGAGGCCGAGAGAGCAGCGCTTCGTGGTGAAGTTGATGTAGTTGTGCTCCAGGTAGAGGGAACCCACCTGCACGTTTTCGAGGACCGTGGTGTTGTCGAAATGCGCCTCGGAGATGACAGCGTTCCTGATGGCCGTGAACGGCATGTCCGCGGTGATCGTGCCCACGGCCCTGTTGCACAGGTCGATTGCCGCGAGCCCCCACGCCGCGGCGAAGAGGAGGTAGACGTTCGCGTTCTGGAAGTTGGAGAGGTCGAGGTAGTTGTTGGTCCTGTTCGCATACTGGCGGAACGACACGCTCATACCGATGTTCCAGTTGGAGTCGGCGAACCACCTGTCCGAAATGTTCATCATCTGGAAAGTGATGTACCAGTTCGTGGAGAGAGCCCCGTCGTCGATTGTGCAGGAAGTGAGGAGCATCGAGCCCGTGCCCGTCATTTCGAGCGGGCGGCCGGAAATCTTCCTGTTCGCGATGCCGTACATGGTGTTGCCCACGTTGCTGTTCGCGAAGTGGTTCGACGGGCTCTGGTGCAGCTCGTAGGCGCTGCATGTCCAGAAGGAACGGACCGTCCTGAACCAGGAGCTTTCCGCCCTGGCCTGGTGCAGGAAGATGAAGTCCGCCACGTAGTCGGTCACATGCTCCGAGATTTCCGCGGCGATGCAGGTGAAAGTCGCGTTCACGAACTTCGCGCCCTGGTCGAAGGACAGCGTCTTCGTCGTGGAGAGGGTGCCCGGGGTGGTGTACGTCCCGGCCACGAAACGGGGTACGGGCGGGAGGAACACTCCGTAGGTGCCGGCGGTCGTCGGGTAGGTGATGAAGTTGGAGAGGTTGCTCTCGTGGCCGCCCTTCACGCCGTAGTAGGTGGAGGGCATCTCCCGGAGGTCGGAGAGGAGGATCCAGCGCCCGTCCTGGACGCTCTCGGAGCCCACGATTGCGCCCCCGTCCTCGCTGTCCGTGCACTGCGCGTCCCACATGTAGGTACGGGCGCCACAGTGGACGTCGTTGTCGTAGCCCACGACGGTCACGAAGCCGAGTTCCGGGTTGGCGTGGACGAGGCCCTCCATGCCCTGCACGACGGTGTCGTTGGTCACGTCAGGCATGTTGAAGCCGTACTGGTAGGTCTCGATGACGGAGTACGTGGAAGTGCCCGTGAGCTTCTCCACCTTCACGTCGTAGATTGCGGCCTCCATGAACACGGTCTGCGGGAAGGAACCCGCGTCGTCAAGGACTACCGGGTTCTGCGCCTCGACGAAGCGCTCGCCGTCCATCGTGTAGACGGTGGCGGGCGTGTCGGAGCCGTGGAGGAAGAAGGTGACCCTGCCCGAGACGAGCGGGAAGCCTACCAGGTCGAAGAGCTGGTTGGGTGAGAAACTAATCTTCATTCTTCATGCCTCCGTTTGCGATGCCCGTGACGGCCTTGGTGATTTCCGCCGCGGACTTTACCTTCGTGGTGTCGAGCTGGATTGCGGTCTTTTCGAGGTCCATCTGGGCCTTCTGCGCCTCGACCTGGGCCTTCATGGCGTCCCCGCCCTGGTTGAGCTCGGCCTGGAGGGCCATCTCCTCCATGCGGTTCTGGTGCTGCATGTCCAACTTCGCGAACTCGGCGCGGAGGGACTTGTCGTCCTGGTGCTCGTTGAACTCGTAGCGCTTGACCTGCTCCATGAGTTCCTGGATCTGCTGGTCCCTGGAACCGATGGCCTGCTTCATCTGCTCGATGACGTCCTGCTGCTGGATTTCGATCTGCGTCGGGCCCGGCTTCGTGTTGATGGAAGCGAAGACGTTCGCGAGCACGGCGTTGTCCGGGTGCGTGAGGAAGATGCCGTTGACGAGCTGCATGCGCTTGTCCTCCGGCACCACGCCCATGAGCTGCATGAGCTCGGCACGGGCAGTCTGGAGCTGCATGCCGTCGGCAGGACCCTGGATGACTTCGAGGCCGCCCGACGGGATGTCGAGGAGCTTGAGCAATACGTCGCCGCACGCCTTCATGGTGCACTTCAAGTTTGAATAGAAGTGGCGCACGGTACATTGCGTCTGTCTCTCAGAAGAGAGCACTTCGGTGGCCGTCTTCTGGGGGGTCTCGCCCAGCATCACGCCCTTGGCGTCCACGCCGGTGATGGCGGAGAGCAGGTCGAGCTGCGAGGAGATGATGCCCGTGATGTCCGCGAAGTCCACGGTGAAGTGGCCGAGGACGGGCGGCTTGTATTCCTTCTTGCCGTCCGGGGAGGTGGCGTTGAAGAGGAGGAGCGGGTTCCGGTTGTACTCGAAGTTGCGGTAGCCCTCGTTGTACCCTTCCACGGCCTTCGGGTCGGACACGAAAACGTTCTTGGGCACCTTGGCCATGCGTTCGGCGAGCTGGGTGAACGCGGCGTTGATCATCTTCTGGATGGGGGCGGCCTTCCTTACGATGCCCTGCCATACGGCCGTGTCCCCGTCGCCGTCGGCCACGTCCCATGTACGTTCGCCGTACACCGGGAATACCGGGAGGCGGTCGATGGGCAGCGTGGTCGGCTGGTCGATGAAGTCCTGGTTCAGCATGCGGTAGACCTCGCACTGCCCGTTGTTCACGCGGAAGTAGGTCACGATGTCCATGATGCTGTCGGACTTGTTCTCGGCCGTGTTGACCGCAGCGCGTTCGTCCTTGCCGGTTACCCATTCCTCGCCGTACTTGGCGCGGATCCAGGCCTTCGAGCGATGCTCGACGATTGCAGCCTCGACGGCGTCGTTGCCGTCCATCTCGACGCTATCCGGGTCGAAATAGACGTTCTCCACCTTCTCGATGTTGTAGAGGGCGGGGACGTCGACGTGCTCGCCGGTTTCCGGGTCCATGACGGACTCGGAGCCGAACGCCATGTAGGCCAGGCCGAAGGCCACGGTGTTGTAGAGCGCGTCCTGCGGGGCGCGGGCGTTGGAGCCGAACTTCAGGAACGCCTCGCACGCGGCGTCCGCGGTACGGTCCCTGTCCCAGAACTTGTAGGGGTAGGAGGCGTAGACGTTCGCCGTCGCGTTGACGGAGTTGCCCACGATGTTCACTGTCTGCGTAAGGCGCCCCGGGTAGAGCTTCAGGTCGTCGCTATTCCACTGCTTGCCGGAGAGGAAGACCCTGTCCTCCTTGATACGGTCCACCTGCGTGGTCCGCTTCGTGTTCGCGCGGGCCTCGAACTGCTTCCACGCTTCTATTGCCTGTTCGATGTTGAGCATGTGTTATCCTCTTTCACCCCTGAAAATAGGGCGGCTAGCGGCCCTGTAGTGCCTTCTCGGTCAGCATTGCGCGGTACTTGTTGACAATGCCGCGTTCGTACTCGTCGAGCTGCCTGCCAGCTTCCAGTCTCGGGTCGAACTTCCAGTCGAGCGCTGCACGGGTAGCTTCCGGTTTTTCCGCCATGAGCTTCTCGAAGTCGCGGGTAATCGTCGTCTCGCTGTCTTCCGGGCGGTCGTAGCGTTCCATGACAGTACCGGTGGCCGCTGGCTTCGCGATGCCCAGGAGGGCCGCCTCTGTGGCCGTGCGGGCCGCCACGCCAGGCTGAGTGAAGTTCGCCTTCACTTCGTCGGAGTAGGGGACGAAACGCGTGCCGTATGTCGTGTTGCCGAACATGTCGACGTGGTACTTGCGGGCGGACGCCAGGTAGCTGTTCAGTTCGGGGTATCTCGCGAGCAGGTCGGAGAAACGGTCCGGGCCGATGACGGCCGTGAGGGTCTCGGTGGACGTGCCTTCCTTCCACAGCTTCAGGATTTCGCCGATGGCCTTGCGGTCGTCCGCGTCGCGGATGCTGACCAGCTTGAACTCCGGCATGCCTTCCTTCGGCGTGTTGGCGAACTTGAACGGTTCCGGGTCCTTCTCGAAGAAATACCTGTCGTAGTCGATGAGGCCATTGGCCTGCATTTCCTTCAGGTTCTTCCAGTAGTCCAGTTCGCGCTTCATCGCCGGGGCCTCCTTCGCGCCCGCGCTGTTCTTCAGCGCCCCTTCGAGGCCGGCAATCTTCTCGTCGATGTCGCGGGCGAACACGTAGGCGTTGTGACCGGGCTTGCGCTGTTCCCCGAACAGTTCGGCGAACGGACTGTACGAGGACTTCTCGTACATGGCCTGCGCCTGGTCGAAGAGGGATGCCTCCTCGCCCGGGGCGAGTGTCATGCCGTCGTCGAGGATTTCGCCCATCGTGGCGATCTTCTTCCTGGTCTCCGCGGTCATCGGGGAGTTCACCGGGTCCGGGGTCGCCATGCCGTCGACGATTTCCCTGAGCTGCGCCTCGGTGGTGCCCGTGAGGTCGTCGGCGATACGCTGTCCCCTGCCGAGTGCGCCCCTCGAAGAGAGCCCGCCTACCTTGCCGCCCTTCAGTACGCCCGCGGCCCCGCGGATTGCCCCGCGGATTACGCGCGGTTCGGCCACGACGTTGGTGACGGCGCCCAGCAACGCCTCGGACGGGTACTCGTACCACCTTGTACCGTTCTCGGTGTTGATGCCGCGGTTCACCGCATCAAGCGTGCCTGCGGCGCCTCCGGCGATTGCCGGGCCCATGAGGATGTCCCTGGTGCTGCGGATGCCGAACGGGGCCCTTGCGGCAAGACCGCGCCCGATGCCTGCGGCGCCTGCGCCGTACATCGCGTTCACGCCGATGTCGCCGCCGAGCGCTCCCCAGTCGCCCAGGCCCATCTGGCCGAAGCCTGAAAGCCCCTTGCCTGAAGGCCCCTTGCCCCTGAGAGCCTGTTCCTTCATGCGGTTGGAGGTGGTACGGAAGAACAGGTCGTTGACGGCCTTCCTAGTCCAGTCGACGGGGTGTTCCGAAAACCTCACGTTCTCGTACTCGTTGACGGCGTTGCGGCGTCCCTGGGACACGGTCTCCGCCGAGAGGAGGTTGAGGAAGTCCGCCAGCCCCTGGCGGTTCTCCGCCTTCTGCGCCTCGGACGCGTTGTTCGGGAGGTCCTTCATGTAGCCCGCCTTCTTCGCCGCGTCGCTTATCGCCTTGGAGGGCATCGTCATCCAGTTCTCCTTGGAGTTCGGGTCGATGATGCGCCGGAGCATGGCCTCGGAAACGCCGAACGCGTCGGCCAGGCCGGAAACGTTCTTGCCGTCGGCCATGGCGATACGCCCGGAAGCGCGTCCGAGGGAATACTCGGCACGGGCCTTCAGCTGCTCGATGGACGCGCCCGGGTCGGCGGTGTACTCGCTGTCCAGCGCATGCGCCAGTTCCGGGTCCTTCTTGACCAGCGGGCGGATGTATTCAGCAAATTCCGTGTTGTTCATTACCATGTCCTCTTGTAGTTGGTCTGGATCCAGTAGGCGACGCCGTCGCTTCCTTCCTTGCGCTCGTACTTCTTGCCGTTGAGCTCGAACTTCCCGTCAACGTCGGCCAGGCGCCTCTTTTCCCCGGGCAGCGCGTCGTACCCGTCCTTGCCTGCGGTCTTCGCCTTCTTCTCCCACGCGGCGTATTCCTCGCGGCTCGGGGTGTCGTAGATTTTCTTCTTCAAGTCCGGGTTGTCGCGCTTCTGCTGGTCGTCGAGGGCCTCCCACTTCTTCTTCGCTTCCGCCTTCGCGGCGTTCGACGTGAACTTCCCGTTGCGGAGGTTGTCGATGGACTTCAAATACTTGGAGAGGTTGTCGGCGGTGTTGTCCGTGACGTTCTGCTTCATCGTCTGCGTGGCACGGACGTTGCGGCCATGCGCACGGAAATCCTCGTTCTCGGAGGCGTTCACGCGGTCGTGGTATTCCCAGTATTTCTCCGGGTCGGCGTCGTCCTTCCAGTAGGTCTTGCCGTCCTTGCCCTGGTAGGTCATGCGGTCGTAGAGGGCCTTGGCGCCTTCGATTGTGTATTCGGAGGATGCCGGTGCCTGTGGGGCAGAATTACCCTGCCGGGCTGCAGAAACGGCCTTTGCTGCGAGGAACGGGTTCTTCGCAAGGAAGGCATCACGTTTCTCTTCCGCGGCACGGACGTTGTCTTCCAGCTGCTTGATCGTGCGGGTGTTCGTCGGGTCGGCATAGGCGAGTTCCGTCTTTGCCGTGCGCACCGCGCTGTCGAGCTGCGCGTACTGGTATTCCGCGTCGGAGATACGGTTCGCGGCCTGCAACTTCTGCTGCAGGGCCTTCGTCTGTTCCCACTGGTTCCTGGTCTCGATACGGCCGAGGTGCGACTGGGCGTTGCCGAAATCCCCGATACGGGCGCGGTTGGCCGCAAGGCGCATGTCGAGCGCGTTGCCCGAAGTGGAGTTTTCGAGTTCTGCGAGGCGCTGCTTCAGCTGTGCAATCCTCGCGTTGTTCTGTGCAATTTCTTCTGTTGCTGTCATCCTGGCTCCTTATCCGGCAAACGCGCCGTTGTAGTTCTTCCTGTTCCACCAGCTCAAGCCCGCCTTCTTGTACTTGATCGGCTTGCCCTTCCTCTGGTAGGGCATCACCGAGCGGCCGAGGCTTTCGCTCATGATGAGTTCCTTGGCGGCCATGGAAGCCGCGTGCGTGTCCGGGAACTGGCGGAACGTGTACCAGCCGGACGGGTTGGTCTTGGGTGGCTTGCCTCGCCACTTGATCTCGATGTACGCGTCCGGGGTGATGCGGATGGCCTCCACCGCGTCGGAATTGACCTTCATGTCCCTTCTCGGGCGGAAGTCGTCCCAGTACGAGGGAAGCTCCTTCTCCTCCTTGTAGCCACGCTTGATGGCCTCGTGGGCCGTCCTCTGGTCCATGCCCGGGCGGAGATACTTGAAGATGGCATTGTTGTGGTAGTCCAGTCCCTGCATGCGGGCGACATCGGACGCAATCGACCTGTCGAGGTCATGGTTGTGGTCGCCGTTCGCGATTCCGGTGCGGACGATATGCTCCGTCTTCGGGTATTCCTTCGCCCCGTACTGTGAACGGATGCGCTGGATGTCCGCCGGAGTGAGCAGCTTGCCAGGCGCCTGGTTGCGGAGTGCCTGCCCGGGTGCACCCGGTGCACCGGTGACCCCTGCCGCGCCGATAGGCATGCTGGGGCCCGTCATCCTCGTAATGGCGCCGAGAAGCACGTCCTCGGAACTACCGGAAGGCGAGACAACGCCGGAAAGGCCCGCGCGGGACCTTCCCACGGAGCCCATGGCGGAGCCCAACAGCGCCGCTTCAAGCAAGTCCTGTGCGGTAAGCTGGTAGGCCATCGACTACCTCGTGCGTCTGTAGTTCGCCATCATCATGTCGAGGATAGGGCCGGCCTGGGAGCCGTAGCCCTGGTCCTGCATGCCCTGCATGTAGGCGCCGTAGCCCTGCATCTGGTTCTGTGCGGTGTACTGCGGGGCCATGACCTGCGCCTGCTGTTGCGCCTGCGCCTGTGCCTGTTCCGCTGCCGCCTGGGACTGCAATTCCGCATTGCGCTGTTCGAGACGGGCGATTTCGGCCTTGATGGAGGCGATTTCCGATGCGTTGCCGCCGAGCATGTCGGCATATTCCTGGTTGGCCTTCCGGGTCTCGTATCCGCGGAGTGCGCTGCCGTAGTTGGCCGCGTCCGTGCGGACACGGTCCTGGTAGGACCTGTCGCCGCCCTTGATGACGGGGACGGAAGGGCCCGAGGCCCAGTTGAAGGTGAAAGCCATTACTTACCCCCGAACCATGAGGAGAGGAAAGCGCCTCCCGCGCCGCCGAGACCCGAGAGGAGGTCCCAGCCCGAAGTGCCCTGCTGCGCGTTGGCCGTGCCTGCGATTGCCTGCGACTGTGCGTTGAGGAGGCCGGTGCGGTTCGTGATGCCCGCGGAGAGGGCGTCCGACATGCCGCCGATGTAGCCTTCCCTGTCCTTGCCGTATGCGTCCACCGCGTACTGGTCCCGTGCAGTCTGGGCGTTGT